AAACAAACAAATCTTTTGTCAGCACATACCGCAGCGCATAGCCGTTACGCTCCACGGCCTTGAGACACACGGCCTCACTCTGGTCCTTGACATACCGCAGCGCATAGCCGTCATTCTCCACGGCCTTGAGACACACGGCCTCACTCTGGTCCTTGACATACCGCAGCGCATCGCCGTCATTCTCCACGGCCTTGAGACACACGGCCTCACTCCGGTCTTTGACATACTGCAGCGCATAGCCGTCATTCTCCACGGCCTAGAGACACACGGCCTCACTCTGGTCCTTGACATACCGCAGCGCATCGCCGTTACGCTCCACGGCCTTGAGACACACGGCCTCACTCTGGTCCTTGACATGCCGCAGCGCATCGCCGTTACGCTCCACGGCCTTGAGACACACGGCCTCACTCTGGTCTTTGACATACTGCAGCGCATAGCCGTCATTCTCCACGGCCTTGAGACACACGGCCTCACTCTGGTCTTTGACATACTGCAGCGCATGGCCGTCATTCTCCACGGCCTTGAGACACACGGCCTCACTCTGGTCCTTGACATACCGCAGCGCATCGCCGTTACGCTCCACGGCCTTGAGACACACGGCCTCACTCTGGTCCTTGACATACGGCAGCGCATAGCCGTTACGCTCCACGGCCTTGAGGGCGGCATCCAACGTTAGTATCGCCTGGAATTTCATTCTGCGTTCTCCTTAATTATAGTTAAAACGGTTGACAGCGGAGCGTATGGTAGGGCAAAATGACGGCATCGTCAATACTTATCGGATGAAATAATTATGAAAGCGTACCACTCTGGCGAAAGATGGGAATTGTTCGAAGGGGATTGCCGCAACGTAATGCGTCTTGTCATCGCTGATGAGAGTATTGATGCTGTCGTAACTGACCCACCTTATGAATTAGGATTTATGGGAAAAGGGTGGGATAAGTCTGGTATTGCAAACGATGTGACTGTATGGCGCGAAGCATTGCGCGTCTTAAAGCCCGGTGGTCACATGTTGGCGTTCTCCGGCTCACGCACATATCATCGCACGGTCTGCGCGATTGAAGATGCGGGTTTCGAGATACGCGATCAAATTATGTGGGTGTACGGAAGCGGGTTTCCGAAATCGCACAATTTGAGCGGCGAATGGGATGGTTGGGGAACTGCACTAAAGCCTGCACATGAGCCGATTGTTGTGGCGCGTAAACCCTTGATTGGCACTGTGGCGATGAATGTCGAACGATTCGGAACTGGGGCAATCAATGTTGATGGGGGCCGTATTGATTTGAATGGCGATTATAAAAGTAAGGCTAACGGTCGTCCCTCGCAAACAGGGTTGCCTGATAACTACGATTCTGAGAATGCTAATCAACCTGACACTCTTGGACGCTGGCCAGCCAATTTAATCCATGACGGAAGCGACGAAGTTCTCGCATTGTTCCCGACTACGACGAGCGGAAAACCGTGCGGAATGAAGGCCGGAAACAATAATAAGGTGTTTGGGCAGTATGCGGGGGGAATTCCCGTTACTGGATTCGGAGACTCTGGTAGCGCCGCGCGATTCTTCTACTGCGCAAAAACTACCAAACAAGACCGTAGCGAAGGTTGTGAACATCTTGCTTCGCGCCAATACAGCCACGATGGTCGAAACACGCCAATCGACAATGCGTACCAACGCAACAGCAACAGCAACAGCAACAGCAACAATCACCCTACCGTAAAGCCAACTGCGTTGATGCAATATCTTTGCCGACTCATCACTCCGCCAAATGGAACAGTTCTCGACCCATTCGCGGGATCTGGGTCAACAGGGAAAGCAGCGATGCGTGAAGGATTCAAATTTATCGGAATCGAATTATCTGCTGAGTATGTTGAAATAGCCAAGGCTCGCATTCAATGTTAAGACCCTACCAACAATCTCTTAAGTACGAGATTTACACCGCTTGGCAGAACGGGGCGCACACCGTGTTAGCCGTGATGCCGACCGGTGCGGGAAAAACGACCACGTTTACCGACATCATGCGCGAGAACGTCGGCCCTTCCGTTGCGATCGCCCACCGCGCCGAGCTTGTGAGCCAGATGAGCCTGTCGCTTGCCCGACAAGGAATGCAGCATCGCATAATCGGGCAATCCGCAACAGCATCGAACTGCCGTGCCGTTCACCTATCCGAATTGAACCGCAATTATGTCAGTCCGCACGCACGATGCGCTGCGGCTAGTGTGCAAACTCTCATCGGACGCGATCCGAACGAAGCGATTTTCAAAGAGACGACGCTTGTTGTGATCGACGAAGCGCATCATTGCCTGGAAAGCAACGCTTGGGGCAAGGCCGCAAAGATGTTCCCCAACGCGCGCATTCTTGGGGTGACGGCGACACCAGGGCGCGCGGATGGCAAGGGGCTCGGACGGCACGCGGATGGTATCGCCGACGTTATGGTGATGGGACCGACGATGCGCGAACTCATAAGCGACGGATACCTCACCGATTACCGTTTGATCTGCCCGCCGTCCGATCTCGACTTGTCTGATGTGCCAGTAACTGCGGGCGGTGATTATTCGCCGGTGCCGCTCGCCAAGGCCGTACATCGCTCGCACATTGTCGGTGACGTGGTGCGCGACTATTTGAAGTTCGCAGCGGGGAAACTCGGCGTTACTTTCGCGACGGATATTGAAAGCGGTACGGAAATCGTGATGGCGTATCGCAACGCAGGGGTCGCTGCGGAAATCATTACCGGCAAAACGCCGCCATTGCTTCGGGCCAATCTCATGCACAGGTTTCGCGCCAGAGAAGTGCAGGTTCTTGTGTCGGTGGACGTGCTTGGCGAGGGCGTAGATGTGCCTGCGATTGAAGTGGTCAGTATGGCGCGCCCGACTCAATCGCTCGGATTGTATATCCAGCAATTCGGTCGTGCGCTTCGTCCGATGGAAGGGAAGGGAAAGGCAATCATCATTGATCATACGGGGAATTGGATCAGGCACCGATTGCCAGATTCACCTCGCGTTTGGAGTCTAGATCGCCGCGAACGCCGCACTCGCGAAACACCCACCGACGTAATACCATTGCGCGTATGCACGAAATGCCTCAGTGCTTACGAACGTGTGTACGTCGCATGCCCCTATTGCGGCGAACACCCCGTACCTGCGTCTAGATCGGCACCAGAGGCCGTCGATGGGGATCTTCAAGAGATGGATGCCGAGCTACTTGCACGACTGCGCGGCGAGATTGCCGCAGTCGATCAGGCGCCGAAAATACCGTACGGCGCGACACCGGTGATTACGGCGAGCATCCATAAGCGCCATCGTGAGCGCATCCAGGCGTTGAATGAGTTGCGAGAAACCATGGCTATGTGGGGTGGGTGGCGTACGGCAGCGGGGGATTCGGTATCGGAGCAGCAACGCCGGTTCTATTTGACGTATGGTGTCGACTGCCTTAGCGCGCAATCATTGAATAAGGCGGATGCGGAGGCGTTGATGGTGCGGATTCGCGGGGTGTTGGAGAAGAACGGGGTTGACGTATCAGTCAGCGCGGAGTAGGATTCGGGGCGTTGGTGAAAGCGAGAGAATGTCGTGTACGGAGCTACCACCACTCTGCCGTTTGTCGGCACTATGCACGGGGCTTAAACAAGGAGAAGAGACGATCCGTACCGCCAATATCAACAAGCATGCGGAGAACGCCGGGGTCATGACTCGGAGGAATGGCGACAGATGGCTTGGCCGACCATCCCGCATACTTGTTGGTAATTATTAAGGAGTAATGAATATGAAACAAATGATGGACAGGACTGAGCTAGACAATATCGAGAAATTGCGCAGTGAAGCAAACATAAAACTTCATGAAGCAGAGCGAGTTTGGCATATTTCTGCGAGTGCTTTGCCTATCGGCAGTGATCGCGAAAAAGCATTTGATGTTTGCGAGAACATTAGAAATGCGGCGTGAGTATTCTAAGGAGTAACACACGTGGTACTGACTCACTGGGCCGTAAAACACAACATCCCGCCACTAGCCCTGGCAGAATTACGCGCCCTCATCATCGGAGAATACGACCCGCCCATATCGAGCGATGCACCTGCTTCGTCTGAGATGGCAGTACAGAATAACGTGCGGCTCGCAGCGACGCGCCGTGGTGATCGGTTGTTCAGGAATAATGTGGGTGCCGGCAAGCTGGAGAACGGTTCGTTCCTTCGTTGGGGCATTGCGAACGATTCCGAAGCGGTAAACAAAGTCGTGAAGAGTGGGGATCTGATTGGGATCAAACGTGTGACGATCACACCGGCGCACGTCGGGCAAGTAATAGGACAATTCTGGAGCGTCGAGGTAAAACGCCCCGGATGGAAATACAGCGGCACGGGGCGCGAAGCGGCACAATTCAAGTGGGCGTCGTTGGTAACTGCAATGGGTGGATGCGCTCATTTCTCAACGGGGGACATATCATGACCGAAAACGAATACATCCTGCGCAACGAGGTGCAATACTTGCGCGAAGAGATTCGGAGGATGCACCAGCAGTTCGATTTGGAGCATAGGCGGATACTTTCCCAGAACAGGGCATTGATGGAACATATTGCGAAGTTCTCATCCCCCGCTCCGATCCTCATCGACAAAGAGACGTTCGAAAAATATAGTGCGTTAAACCGCAGATCCAGCGATGGCGCTACCGACAACAAGGAACCAAAATGAAACCAACCCCCGCCGATCAACATCGTAAAACAACCATTCTCGCGGAAGCCGTCAAGCTCGCCGTAGCGAATGGTCTGAATGGTTTCTCCCGTGACGAAGTGGCCGCCGCCGCCGATTGTGCCACCGGCCTCGTCAATTTCCATTTCGGAACGATGCGCAATCTGAGACGCGCCATTGTGGGCGAGGCGGTGCGCACGTCCAATCTAGTGATCATCGCACAGGCGCTCATCGCAACAGATCCAAAAACTCAGAACCTCGCGCGCCGAGCGCCGGAAGAATTACGCAGGGCCGCCCTCGAACATGCCATGATGGGGTGATGCTATGCTCGCCCCCGCGCTTGCCGCGTTAGCGGCCTACAAGCAGTTTATTCTCTATCACGCCGCGCCGTCGCCTACGCGCCCCGGACGCACCGAGAAATTCCCTTGCTCGGCATTGACCGGACAAGTCATCGACGCGCACGATCCGGCATACTGGGTTACTGCTGAAGTGGCGTATTCAATTGCGCCGCTGTTCGGCCCCGAATATGGCGTAGGATTCGTTCTATCAGACGCGGATCCATTTTTTTGCCTCGATGTGGACGATTGTTTAACATCGAGCGGATGGTCAAAACAGGCGTTAGAACTGTGTACGCAATTCGCCGGTGCGGCTATCGAGGTGAGTCAGTCAAACAAGGGGCTGCATATCTGGGGCAAAGGTGAGATGCCGCCCCATGGATGCAAGAATACGGCGCTCGGCTTGGAGCTATATAATTCCCGTCGCTTCATTGCGCTAGGGGCTCCAAACGCCACCGGTAACGCCAGCACCGATTGCACCGCAGCCCTCGCCCGCATCGTCCCGCAATACTTCCCGCCCTCAGTATCCCCTACTACACCGATCGAATGGACAAACGGCCCGTGCGCGGACTGGCGCGGTCCTGCCGACGATGACGAACTTATCCGCCGTATGCTGGCCAGCACGCCGTCTGCCGCTTCGGCGTTCGGCGGCCGCGCCACCGTGGCGGACTTGTGGGAAGGCAACGTCGAGGCGTTGGCGCGCAGCTACCCGTCAACGTCGCAGGGTCAACCGTACGGCCAGAGCGAAGCGGATGCGGGGCTCTGCCAACATCTCGCATTCTGGACCGGCAGGGATTGTGAACGCATGGCGCGATTGATGCGCCGCTCAGCTTTGGCGCGCGAGAAATACGAACGCGAGGATTACGTTCAACGCACCGTGCTCAAGGCATGTTCCATATCCACAACGGTCTATCGCGAGCGCCAATCCGACATACCGGGCCTGCCATCATCCGATTCTGACGACACGCCCGGCCCCGCGGCGCAACCGCTTACGCATACCGGGCGGCTCACTGGCGGTAACGTGTTTGTCACCCCAGAGCAGCAAATCGAACTTTGGAAGGGGTACACCTACGTCACGGATGCGAACGTCATTCTGACCGCAACGGGACAGCAGCTTGGCCCGGAACAATTCAAAAACCGCTATGGCGGCAATGTGTTCATCATCAGCAACGACAACGGCAAAACGACAAACAACGCTTGGGAAGCCTTCACCCAGTCTCAGGCGACCCGCATGCCGAAAGTAGATCATTCTGCATTCCGCCCAGACCTGCCGCCCGAGGCATTGTGGGAGCGTGATGGCGAATCGTTCGTGAACACGTATCGCCGGCTGAACATCCGCCGCATAGAGGGTGACGCCGCGCCGTTCCTGAACCACGTGAAACGCGTTTTGCCGAACAAGCGCGACCGCGACATTCTATTGGCTTACATGGCGGCGGTTGTGCAATACCCCGGAGTCAAGTTCCAGTGGGCCCCTCTCATCCAGGGTACGCCGGGCAACGGCAAGACGCTGTTCTCGACCTGTGTATCCGAGGCGGTCGGCGAGCGGTATACGCACTTCCCCAAGGCCGCACAGATCGCGGAGAAGTTCAACGGATGGCTGGTCGGCAAGATATTCATCGGTGTTGAGGACGTTTATTACCCCGAGGGGCGCACCGAAATCGTCGAAACGCTCAAGCCGATGATCACCGGGCGTCGTCAACCGATCCGTGAGATGGGCCGCACTGAGCGAACGATGGATGTGTGTGCTAACTTCATCGTGAACAGTAACCACAAGGATGCGATTCGAAAGACTGCTGACGACCGCCGCTGGTGCGTGATGTTCTGTGCGCAGCAGTCGAAAGAGGACAAGATCCGCGATGGCTTGACCGACATGTATTTCAAATCACTGTACGGATGGCTGCAGAAAGACGGATACGCCATCGTGGCCGAATTCCTGCGCACGTATCAAATACCGGAAGAGTTCGGCCTGGATTGCCTGCGCGGTGATGCACCGGATACGTCCAGCACGGAGGAAGCCATCGCGGTTAGCCTCGGACGTGTCGAGCAAGAGGTTATGGAGGCGATTCAGTCGGGGCAGCAGGGTTTTGCCGGCGGTTGGGTGAGTTCGTTGGCGTTGGACGCGATGCTCAAATCACAGCGGATGGATCTTGCGATGCCACGCTCCAAGCGACGAGGCATGATGGTTGCTCTGGGGTTCGAGCATCATCCGGCATTCAGGGACGGGCGGTGTACGGCGGTTCTGCCCGGCACGACGACGCGGCCCATTTTGTATATCAAGAAGGATCACTGGGCGGCGGGGCTTATGTCGGGGTCGGAAGTGATGAAGGCTTACCTGGCTGCGCAGATGCCGGGGGCGGTGATGAGTGTGGTTGGTGGAGAGGGGGTGGGGACATGAGATATTTGAGCGTATGTAGCGGGATCGAGGCGGCACTGCACCTGACAACAGCGGAACGGCAGGCGTGGGCCGAAGTGGATATGGCTGGTGAGGTGGTCGAGGAAATAGCGCGCAGCGGTGGTTATGCGAAAGTGCGACTAGATGGCCGCGCGTTGCTGCGCCTGCAAGATGCGCTGGACCATGCGATGCATGAACGTTGTTACAAGGTGGTCGATGGTTTGACGACTGCGGGTTGGAAGATGCAGGCAGTAAAAAGCAATTTTGAAAAAGAAGCAGAAGGCCGGACGTATCGGGCCAGCATGGTGTTCAGCCACGTAGGGCCGAGCAAGAATGTGGTGGGGTTCAAGTACGAGGTAAGAGATATTACCAAGCCAGAATACGAGCTGGTGGAGGTGGTCGATAACTCGATGGATGAACCGGCCAAACGTATGGTTTCCCGAATCGACATGGCGGCCATAGATCATGCGCGCCAAGTAACCGCAGTAAAAGCGGGGCGCTATATTGGTGAGATCCTTGACGTGGCCGGGAAGGTTGTGACCCAAAAAGTGGGGCGTGACGGGACGACGGTAACGCATGACGCTGCACGGTTGTCAGCGCCGGTGACGGTGGGAAGGGTGGTCGATATTCAGTACCAGGGGGATAAGGGGCAAGTGCAGGAGCTGGTGAAAGACGGACAGGAACGCTAGGGTATAGCCGGGCATTTAGCGAAACTTTGACCAAGCAAAACAAGGTGGTGCTAAACTATTAAATGGCGTCCCGAGGTGGCAACAGGGGGGGGCTAATAATCTTTTGCTGCAAAATAATTATGGCATCCGTCATTATTTGTTGTGTATGAGGTGAGTAATATGGCAAAGCTGCTATCGTTCAAGTCTCGTCGCTCTCCTGCGCAAAATGCGCTGATCGGTTTCCTGTTTACCGCTATTGCGTTCTTTGTGTTTGGCGTGTTGCCGACGCAGTGGTTCGCGGCGAAGTATCACTACGATGTCAATTTGGGTGAGCCGTTATGGCGGATTCATTCGTTCGCGATGTATTTGCCGACCGATTGGGTCGGATGGGGATGGCGATTGGCGGATGTGCCTGGCCTGAAGGCCAGTGTGCATGTGATGTTGATTCTCGGGACGGTGGCAGTCGCGCTGGCGATTATCGCGGGTGTTGGTGTTGTCTATTTGCTGATGAAGTATTCAGCAGGCATGGAAGGCTTGCATGGCACGGCGCGATGGGCCGATAAGACGGATATTGAGAACACCGGCTTTATTTCCGGGAAGAATTACAAGGCATCTGGTGTGGTAGTTGGATCGGTGATGTTCGATGCCCGGAAGCGAGTGATTCACCCGCACCATAAGCAATATGAGAAGCGGTATGAGCCCCTTGTGCAACGCGGCAAGGGGCTCCGTCGTTTCCAGGTGGAAAAGATACGCGATAAAGAGGGTCGCCCGCGATTCGGACTTCGTAAGTCTGTGGTCAAAAATATCGAACTGCTGCGGGACGGCGCCAACACGCATCTGTTTGCGTTCTGCCCAACGCGATCCGGTAAAGGCGTCGGTATGGTCATACCGACCTTGCTCACATGGAAAGACTCAGTGATGGTCAACGACCCCAAAGGGGAGGCGTATGCGTTGACCGCAGGCTTTCGCAAGAGTGCGGGCCAGGACACCATCAAGTTCGAGCCTGCATGTCTGGACGGAAGCGGGGCGCGATGGAATCCGTTGGACGAGATCCGCACTTTCACGCCGTATGACGTGCAAGACGCGCAGATGATTATGAGCATGGCATGTGACCCCAAAGGCGAAGGGTTGGAGGACTACTTCGACAAGGCCGGTTATGAATTCCTGATGGGGTTGGCGCTGCATATGCGGTATGCCGAAAAGAACGGTTCATTGGAGGGTGTAGCACTGTTCCTGGGTGATCCGAATTGGGATGACGACAAACAGATGTACACGCACATGATGCATGCGGAGCATGACCCGGAAGGGAAAATGGGCTGGAAGGATTCGATGGGGAATCCGACGAAAACGCACCCGATTATTGCCAACACGGCGAAGACAATGCTCAACAAAGAGGACAAAGATCGGTCAGGTGTGTTGAGCACTGCGAAATCACTGTTGTCGCTGTACCTCGATCCGATTGTGGCACGCAATACAAATTGCTCGGACTTTCTGGTGCGAGATCTGATGACGGGCAAAAAACCCGTATCGCTGTATTACGTGGTGGGTCCGGCAGATATGGAACGGATGGTGCCGCTGACGCGCTTGTTCTACGCGCTTTTCATTCGTCGCAACGCGGCGGAAATGGAATTTGCGGATGGGCGGAGCACTGAAAACTATACCTTCCCGTTGCTGATGATTATTGACGAAATGACCTCGTTGAAAAAGCTGCCAATCCTGCAAGAAGCGTTGGGATACGTGGCGGGTTATGGCATTCGCATGTTCATGTTGGCGCAGGACATCACGCAAGTCGAAGACATTTATGGCGACAAGCAAACGATTGATTCGGGAGCGGCGACGCGCATTGTGTACGCGCCAAACAAAATAGAGACAGCGGAAAAGCTGGCACGTATGAGTGGCAAAACAACCGTCACCGAAGAGAAGGCTTCGACCAGTCGAGACATGGTGGGGATCAAGCCGGGCTCGGTCTCCGTGAGCGTGGAGAAGGTGGCGCGCGACCTGATGACGACCGAAGAATTTATGAGCCTTCACGACCAGGATGTCGTGGTGTTCGTTAAGGGGCAGCCGCCTATCTATGGCCGCAAGGCGTTCTATTACGAAAATCCGACCCTGATGGGGCGGGCGAAGATACCGCCTCCCGCGAAATCAGCGGTGCTGCGCAATACGCAGCCGGCAGCGTCGGCAGACGAGACTGGCACTACAAATGACGGCGCAGCCGCCGCAACGGCACCGGCTCCTGATAAGTGGGCAGCATCACGGGCGGCGTTGAAAGCGCGTTTGGGCGCCACGTTGAAACAGCCACAGGATCGTGCGCCGGATGGCGGCGGCGAGGGAACCGGCAAGCATCGTAGCCGATATAGCACAGCGCCCAGTGTCATGTCAGGTGACGAGAAGGCAGAGGCGGATCATGCGGGGCATTATGAGCGATAACGGGCGCTCTCAGCACGGTAATGTTTCGTGCATTTCGTCGTGTGGCATCGGCCCGATTTAGCCCTATGGCGCGGTTCGTTGCATCCGGGGACGGAGCAAGGCTTGTTTGAGTTGTGTTCGTAGAATCCCATCACTTTCGCAGACTCCGGTTTGATTGACACGCGGGGTTTTAGCTTGCGCGGGCGAACGCGGCGTTTCGGAGGGATCGGGGCGGGCGTTGCGCGGCCCAGGAGCATGTCCGCGAGGGTGCTCATTCGGTGGCCTCATCATCTTGGCATTCGCTGCATACGGCCCTTGCTGGGCCTACCCAGGTTGCGCCACATTCGGAGCATTTGTTGAATACGTCGCGTATGTGGGGCGGCACGTCGCCGGTTTCGTAGTTATGGATCATAGTTTAGCCTCGGCAGCGGAGAGCAATTTAATCAAGTTTGTGAATTCTCTATTGAATCGATTTGCAGCTTCTTCATTTAAGCATTTAATACCGTTTTCAAGATCGCAGTGGATAACTTCCCAAACATCTTCTACTTTAACCATTCCTTCCGGCACCGATGCGATGGGCGGCTTGGCGTAGAGGGGTTTCATATCCTGCAAACCTTCCTCGCCTGTCTTTCCCCAAAACTCTTTGGATAGTTGCTGCCATCCGCCGTATTCATTGAAGATGAACCAAGCTATCGGCTCCTGCTTCCTCGCCTCTTCAATAAGAGAGAGGGCTTCATCCAATCGGAGTTTGAGAGAGTCGCGTTCTGCTTCTATTGGAGCTACTGCGTTCAACACCGCCGTTTCAATTTGCAGAGAAATAGAGTCGTTATCGCTCATTTGATATGTTTCACTCATCCCGCTCACCCTTTCTGCTCTGGTGAGCGTAAAGCGATAATATCTTGCTCAATGCTTATTCTGGGCCAGTGACCACCTTCAGAATGAAAGAACGAATAACTTTTAAGCAAGTCTTCCAACGCCCGCGCCTGCAACTCTCTCTTGTACTGATCGGCTTGTTGATGTACGTTGGAAATCGCACTCGTTGCAAGATTATGCACAGTGGCCAATCCAGCTTTTGCGCCAGCAGTGTAGTCACTTGAAGCCAAGCGGATTACCTGCAATTCTTCCACCAGCATAGATACTTGCTGCTTTAATGATGAGTTCTCGGATTCAATATCTCTGATCGCCATACTGCTCTGCCAGTTTCCGGCGCAACTCTTCGATAGTTGCGTCACGCTTACAGACTTGGTCGTTCATACGGTCTATTTCAAGCTGCGAGTTCTTCTCCAATTCCGCAATCTTCTCTTGATAGAGAGCGGCGCAGGCTTGCCATGTGATTTTTGCGACTGAAAACTCAACATCATAGTTTTTGTTTCCATCCCGATCTCCAAAACGATTAGCGAACCACTTCTCAAACTCTTCTCTCTCGCTCATTTCTTCACCTCCCCATGACTGTCCGAATCCATAACCTGCGCACCGCAAAACTCGCGCATCCCGTGCCACTTCTTGCCTTTTCCACTGCAAGCGTAATCGATTGCAATGCTGCGGCGTTCGATATCGGTTAATGGTCGCACCGGTTTGTCGCAACGGGATGCTTTATTGTCCAAATACATCATAACAACCATCCCAACCAACACCCCGATTGCTAACGACATCGCCGAATGTATGTATAGCTCTTTGTCAGTGTGGCAACTCATTAACCACCCCCTCAATGCTAACCTCAGTCGTTATATCCAATCCGCAGAATGCCGCATCCGGCTCCATTCGCGCCGCAAACAACCATCCGGTCAGCTTCTCTTGGTCCGTCATGTTGGCCGGCCATAACGGGCTATTGAGGTCCAATTCTACCGTTTCGACGGTCGTTCTCGTTATGGTTGCCGTGCTCACTTGCGCCTCCCATCCGGGCGAACCGAACGCGCCACATGACGCTTAAGCGCGATGCTTACCGTCCCTTGCGAGATGCCGAATTTGCGCGCAGCTTGCTCTTGTGTTCGGCGTTTACCTTTCGGTGCGGCCAGGATCCAAGCGGCGGCCTGGCGGCTACGGGAAATTATCTTATCCATGTTTCACCTCGGAGATTGGAAGGATGCGGTGCCATGCCATACGGCGGCGGAATATGCCGAGAAGTTGACTTACCCAGCAGGTGTTTGGTTTATGTCGTTTCATACCTCCTCCCTTTAGCAAACAGAACGGGCCGCCAGTTCAGCGGATGAAAAACCGCACGTACATTCAGCGGATGAGTCGTTATATGCCGCGCAGTTGCCCAAATGCCACGCATAGGTCAGGATTGCCTCGGCCATTGTGGACACATCGGGGCAGGGCGTTACCTGCGCGCCTTCCTTCAATTTCTGACCGCATGCCGGGCAATCTTCGCGGTGGCGGGCAATCGCGCCGGCAATGGTAGCTTGCGCAATACCGAAGCGAGATGCGGCCTGCACTTGGGTTCGTGTATCGTCCTCGGCTAGCCAGGCAAGGGCTTGTTGTGTTCGGCTTGTCATATTCAGATCCCCTTGAGAATTAACCACGCAAAAATAAACGCACCAACCAGGCACATGATCAATGCGCCGAAATGCTCAAGAAAGGCCCGACGGCGACGGGAGCGCGGCGATTCAAACTGCACCGCGCAAAGATTAGCGAATCCGAGATATATGAGCGCATGTTTAGATGTTTCGCCGTGCGTCTCGCGCACTTGTGCGCGGAAGGCTTGCAGGGTTCCTTCAAAACAACCGCAGCGGATAATAATGCCATCTTCAGTATTCCATGCGGAAGTCCCACGGTTTACGCTTCCTGCGCCGTTCAATTGCAGCAATGGGTAGCCCCCGCAAAGTTTGTGGTTATTGTAAACGCACCCCGCGCCGAAGCTGCACGACGCGCCGAAGCGGCACGACTCGCCGAAGCTGCACCCCGCGCCGAAGCGGCACGACTCGCCGAAGCTGCACCCCGCGCCGAAGCGGCACCCCGCGCCGAAGCGGCACCCCGCGCCGAAGCGGCACGACTCGCCGAAGGTGCACCCCGCGCCGAAGCTGCACCACGCGCCGAAGCGGCACGACTCGCCGAAGGTGCACCCCGCGCCGAAGCTGCACCCCGCGCCGAAGCGGCACGACTCGCCGAAGCGGCACAACTCGCCGAAGCTGCACGACTCGCCGAAGCGGCACAACTCGCCGAAGCTGCACAACTCGCCGAATTCTTCAATTAACGAATAATCTGTATGTCCAGGGCATTGTTTCATGCCGTCCACTACCGGCAATGCGTCAAATTCTTGCTGTGTTATTTGTTTCATGGTTTTATGCCTCCGATACGATGCGTGAAATGGTACGGCCCAAGCCTTCGGCGCTTTTCGTTCCCCAGCTTGTCAAATAACGGCCCGATGCGCGGTCAAGGCGAAGATGCAACACTTCGGCGATGTTTCGACCCAGCGTGTCGTATTTCTCGGTTTCTTTCTCAGCGGACAAGGGCGCCGCATGGTCGGTCAATATCGAGGCGATCCGTTCGAATTCTTCCCAAGTAATCGACATGTGCTTAGTCTGGCCGGCAGTGCTACGGATTACGATAGTCGGCTTGTATTCGCGTTCGGCGCCGTTGCGCACTTCGGCGAGTTCGGCGGTGCGGTAGTTAATGGTTGAGCGGTCCATGATCAAATCGCCTGAATAACGCGATAGCCCAGCGCGCGGAGCACGTCCAGGCCGGACTTGCGGTAGCAGCTACCGGGCCCCTCGACGGTCCAATTGGCGAATTGATACGCGCGTCCCTTGCCGTTTAGCAGCTTGGCGGTAGGTTCGCCAGCGCGGGCACGTTTGAGCATGCGCGCGGCCGTCGCGTCCGTCTCGCAATGGTCTGTAAGTTTCACCCCGTCAATGCTAAACCCCGACAGCGCGGCGGTGAGTTTGTCGTAACCGTAACCATTCGCGGATCCGCTGGCACAGGTGCGCGACGGGCCAAACGCATCGACGACAAACACAGTAAGGCGGCCGGCGCCGTCTGCAGGGTATGCCACATTGACCAGGGCGAAACCTTCGGGCTTGCGCGGGTGCGTAATCGTGAATGAGGCGCAACGTTTAAAGGCGGCGTGTTCTTCCATTTTGCGAAAGTCGTTCATGATGACATCCCTTCAGGTTAGTTGCTCGTGTTGCTATTATAGATAATCGGCGCGTGTTGTATATAACCCTTATGGGTTACACCGTGGGGTTATGCGTCTCCTTTACCAACCTCCGCATTATCTCAATTTGCCGAGTTCGCTCGGCGGCATCGGCGGCGGCGGCGGCATCGGCGGCATCGGCGGCGGCATCGGCGGCGGCATAGGCGGCGGCATCGGCGGCGGCATCGGCGGCGGCATCG